TGTAATGACCAAGGCATCAGCGGCTTCGAGTTCGTAGAGCTTTCTCCTAAAGGCCGTGCTAAGAACAACCGTATTAAGAATGGCTTGTTAAAGCTGTTAGCATCTGAGATCTATCTCGGCCCTACTATACGCTCACTTGTCATCTCACAGATCATGGATTGGAACCCGCTTAAAGTCAACAACGTAGATGATATAATAGATCCTATCGGATATGTTGAAGAAGTCTTGCAGCAGTACCCCGAACTTATCATCAAGAATATCTTCGATGTTGATAGTTATGTTGGTGACGCTAGTCATGGCGACTCTTTAGCACTTCCTTTCTGAAAACTCTCCACCAGTTGAAAGACAAACATGGCAACAGCGCCCAGTATCTCAATCATTAACACCCTGACAATGCCACAACGTGCAGAACTACTTGCTTACGCAAAGAGCTGTGCCATCCGCAATGCAGGCCCTTTGGCAGATTTCCGCACTCTGCTTCGCTATCGTGATCGTGCGTATCAACGCCAACTCAACGTAACAGCTGAGCATATCAAAGCCGTCCGTGCTAACATGTCAGGCGACGCACGTAAACTGCAAGATATCACCGTACCAATCGTAATGCCGCAGATTGAATCTGCTGTTGCTTATCAGGCAGGTGTCTACCTGACTAGCTATCCTATCTTCGGTGTAGTCTCCTACCCAAAGAATCAGAGTGCAGCTCTCCAGTTTGAGACAGCGCTCGGCGACCAGTCTATTCGTTATGGCTGGGCTCGTGAACTAATCAAGACTTTCCGCAACGGATTCAAATACAACTTTGGCGCTGCGGTAGTTACTTGGAAGAAGACTCCACTCAAGCAAGTGGTGACAGATACTAGCATCAGTGCAGCTGGCATGGCTAAACTCAATGAGTACAGCTACGGCGGTAACTGCATCGAGAACATTGATCCATACAACTGCTTCATGGACATGACAGTTGCTCCTGCTGACATGCACACTGATGGTGAGTTCTTTGGCTACAACAAGATCATCTCACGCATCCAGCTTAAGAAGTTGTTTGCTACACTTGATGCCAACAAGACTACCAATGCCAAGGAAGCATTTGAGTCTCAGTTCGTCGGCGCTAGTCAAGATAGCGGCGATGGCATGGCTTATCACACTCCAGAGATTAACCAGTATCTCAACCTCAGCGCCACGAACTACACGTCTGGTAACTGGGGACAGTGGATGGGATTGCCTGGCACCAACAACCGTAGCTCCATCAACTACAAAGATAACTACGTTATCACCCACTTCTACTGTCGTGCCTTGCCATCAGACTTCGGTGCTCGCGGTAATCAAGCTAAGGTCTATCATGGCATCTTGATTAACTGGCAGTATTGCATCTTTGCAGAAGAGATGAACACTGCGCACGATCTGTTGCCTTGCATGATTATGCAACCATATGAAGATGGTCTTGGCTATCAGACACAATCCATGCTGGATAATGCGTTGCCATTCCAAGACATGAGCAGCTCACTGTGGAACATCAGCCTAGAATCCAAGCGTCGCTTGATCTTTGATCGTTTGATCTACAATCCACGATTGATTGATAAGAAGGACATTGATCCTATCTCCTCAGTTTCTCGTATTCCGCTACGTAACGCGGGTGCGGTAAAAGATGGTAATGATATGCAGCGTGCTATCTACCAGATTCCATACCGTGAAGATAACAGCTCATCTAACATCCAGATGAGTGACATGATTTCTGCTATGGCAGACTCAGCGAGTGGGCAGAACAAGGTTGATCGTGGTCAGTTCCAGAAAGGTAACAAGACTAAGACTGAGTTTGATCAGACTATGAGCAACAGTAACAGCCGCCAGCAGTTAGCTTCACTGACTATTGAGCAGCAGTTCATGACTCCTGTCAAAGAGATTATCAAGAGCAATACTCTGCAATATCAACCAGCAGGCACTCTGCTTAACCGCGATCAGCGAGCTGAGGTGGCGGTAGATCCTGTTGAGTTGCGCAAGTCTATTCTTGAGTTCAAGATGACAGATGGCAACTTGCCAGCTGACAAGCTCATGAACACTGAGATGCTGACTGTATTCATGCAGACTGCTCAAGCTATTCCTACGCTCACATCTGAATATGACATCCTTGGGATGTTCCTCTATTTTGCTAAGTTGCGCGGTGCCTACTGGTTGGAAGACTTCAAACGTAATCCTCAGCAGCAGCAAGAGTTCATGAATACAATGGCACAGACAACTGCTGCTAGCAACCCACAAGTTCAGGCTGCACAAGCACAAGCAGCTAATGCACCGTAAGGAGTCAACATGACAAATCGCTTTCAACTGGATTCTGGGAGTAAGTTCTTCCGAATCCAAATGAGTGAAGCTGACCAACAGCAAGCACTCGCCGTATCTCCACTGTTCCTAGCATTGTTGCAAAACAAGATTGAAGCGTATGCTAGCGCACTAGTGGAAACTAGCCTGACCTACGATCCTGATCCAACTAAGCAGGTCAAGGCTATTCTAGAACATGAGAAGCTGCGTAACTACGTAGCTGCTTATGAGGAGCTCTTTGCAGAGCTGACAGACCAACCACCACAATCGGAGAATTAACATGGCCTTTTTGCCTGGCATTTTTAACCAACAGCCCAATCCACCAGCCGCACCAGCAGCTGCACCTCAAGTCAACGCTAATGGTAGCGCTGGCCCCGTAGGTAATCAACAAGCAGGCCCCGCAAATCCTGCTGCTAATCCTGCTAATATGGGTGGCCAACCAGCTACACCAAATGCAGGTGGCCCAGAAGCAGGCGCAGGTAGTCCACTCGACGCATTTACAGACTTTTTCAAGCCCAAGCAAGTAGATCCAAACGCACCAAAAGCACCTGGTTTAAATGATGCTTACTTGGGTGCGCTAGATCCTGCTAAGTTCAAGGAACAAGTTTCCCAAGCTAACTTTGCAGCTAGCATTCCTGCTGAGACCATTCAGAAAGCTATCAGTGGTGACGCACAAGCGTTCGCAGATGCTATCAACATGGCTGCACGTGAGGCGTTCGCAGCATCTGCACAGCTCTCTCATGGCTTGGTAGAACAAGGTGTTCGCACTGGTGCTGAGCGTGTCGCTGGCTCAATGGATTCGCGTTTCCGTAATTTCCAGATTAAGAGTCAAAATACTTCCCATGAGGCGTTGAATCACCCAGCAGTTGCTCCGATGCTTAATGCTGTGAAGATGCAAATTGCCTCATCTAATCCAAACCTCTCAGCAGCAGACGTGCAAACGAACAGTATTTCACTCAGATGGCATCTGTGTTAGCACCGAGCAACCAAGATCAGCAAGCTGGCAGTGGAGCTAAGCAGTCAGGTACTGACTTCTCAAGTTACCTCCAGTAACATCCTCAATCCTGCCACGCAAGTGGCATCTTCTTTTTTAAGGAAACATCATGGCCGTCGGTCTCATCTCTTCTGCGTATCCCGCGCAACCATCTAACCTGAATGGTATTTCGTTTGCTCAAGCAATCACACGCTTGATGCCTAACGGTACTGCTCCTTTGTTCGGCTTGTCTTCGTTGCTCAAAGACGAAACTGCTAGCAACATCGAGCACGGCTACTTCTCGAAGACAATGATCTTCCCAAGTGCCACGCTGTCTTCAGCTGTTGCTGACGGCACTGCTACCAGCTTGGCTGTGGCTGCTAACTCCAACATCACTGTTGGTGACTTGTTGTTGGTTTCTACCACCAACGAAATCGTGTTGGTCACTGCTGTTCCTAACGGTACTGGCTTGACTGTGCAACGTGGCGTTGGTTCTACAACTGCTGCTGCTATCGCTAACGGTGTTACACTGTTCGCAATCGGCAACGCTTTTGAAGAAGCTTCTACTCGTCCATCAGCTGTCAGCATCGTGTCTGATCGCTATGTGAACTTCACACAGATCTTCCGTAACAGCTGGGCTGTGTCGAAGACTGCTGCTGTGATTCCACAGATCGCTGGTGCTGGTTTCGTGAGCGAAAGCAAACAAGACTGCGCTGCATTGCACGCAATGGCAATTGAGAAAGCTTTGTTCTTCGGTCAGAAGTTCATGGGCACTCGCAATGGCCAACCTCTCCACACCATGGAAGGTATCATCTCCCGCGTGACTGCTTCTGCTCCTGGCAACATCACGACTCTGGGCTCTACTACTAACTGGACACAGTTGGAAGCTGCCTTGGATCCAATGTTGCAGACAGTGACAGATCCTAAGGGCGGTAACATCCGTACCGTGTTCGTGGGTGGTACAACTCGCCGTGTTATTCACGCGATCGCTCGCTTGAACAGCACTTACCAGATCACATCCAGCGAAACTAGCTGGGGCTTGCAGATCGACACTATCCGCACACCACGCGGTACGTTCGAGATGATTGAGCACCCACTGTTCAACGCCTACGGTTCAGCATCTGCTTGGGCTAAGATGGCTGTTGTTTGTGACTTGAACGCATTCAGCTTGGCTTACTTGCGTAAGACCAACGACGCAGCCTACAACGCCAATGGCGCCGTGGTTGACAACGGCGTTGATGCTACCGAATTGACCAGCACTATCAAGAACCCTGCTGCGTTCGGTATCATCTACAACTTCACTGCTGGCGCTCAAGGCTAATCAGCAAGTTGTCTAAGAGGGGAGCTGGCAACAGCTCCTCTTTTTGCTTTTCTAAACCTCTCCAAAAGGAAATCTCAAAATGGCTACTCTCCCCACTACTGCTCCCATCATTCGTGCTGGTGAAACTGCTCCCCAAGCTACTGTGGCAACTTTGCAAAGCAAGACTGCCAAGACCTTCCACCACATGGTGCCAGGTGCCAAGTTCGTCATGCCTGACGGTCTTGAAGTTCAATTCCTCGGGGGTCAGTTCGTAACTACTGATCTCGCAATCATCGCTGAGTTGAGCGCTGTCGCTGACAAGCCTGCTTCGATGATCTTCACTAAGTCCGCTGTTGTGGAAGAAGTGAAAGAGTTGCAGAAAGTTGCTGCTGCTGATGCAGTGCAGAAGACTGCTACTCCTGAAACCCCTGCAGCCTAATAACTGCTTTTAACTGTTGAAATTCTTGGTGCGCACATGACTACCTTTGCTGAACTTAAAGCTCTCGTTGTTGAGCAGACTAAACGACCTGAAGTGAACTCTATTACTGAGGCTGCTATTCGGTCGGCAACTCTGCGTGCGCACCATGTTGACTTCTTCCCACGCGATTTGGTTCAGGCATCTTTGCCATATACACCATCAAACAACGCTGTTTTCTACGACTTCACAGGACTTAGTAGTACGCTACTTCGCTTACGGTCGATTCAACTTTTGCAGAGTGTAGACAGTGTCGTCTATACTCCTGTTGAAGAGCTGGAATACAGAAATCTTGATGATCTATATGACAGTGATGGCACCTTGCGTGCACACGCATACACTTTCATCGGCGATACCATGCGCGCTTATCCCAAAGCTGCTACTGGTTTGTTCACCTGCTACTACTATCAGAATCCAAGTGTGGCATCTACTGCTTATAGCAGCTGGATTGCAGATACTTACCCTGATGAGTTAGCAATGTGGGCAGCAGCTATTGTCTTTGCACGAACAGGGTTCGCAGAGATGGCAGCTGATGTGCAAAAGATTCATATTCTTCCGTTCAAAGAAACCCTAATTGGTTCCCACTTGTTAGGTTCCGTGTCTTAACCGAGGATAGAGATGGCAACATACGTACCAAATGCTCTAGATGCAACACAACCTACGGAAGATAAAACCGTAGAGTCTGCTGCTCTAGAGTTCCGAACGCTCAAGGTTGAAGTCGTAAAGATTAACACTGTATATGGTGGCATGGCCGCTGTTACAACTGTTGCTAACGATCTCAATCTGGGAGCGCTTTCTAGCATCTTGCGGGTAGCCGCAAATATTGCTCACATTCAAACTGTGGGTGTGGATATTGCTAATGTCAATACTGTTGCGGCACACGTGACAGGCATTGATGCTATCGCGTCACACATGACAGAGCTGGATACTGTCGCTGCTGATATCACTAGTGTGGTAACTGTGGCTGCTAACATTGCAGCTGTCAACTCTGCATACCAGAACGCTGTAAACGCTGCGGCTTCTGCTCTTGCTGCCTACAACTCAGCCCTTGCTGCTGCTTCAGCTGCTGCTGCTGTCAACTTGCCAACTGGCTTGATTGGCGCTGCTAACAAGTTCCTGCAAGTTAAGGATGACGAGACAGGCTACGAGTTGGTAAGCTCTGTTGCTGCCCCTGCGTTCTTTGGCTTCAAGCTGAGTACTGATCTTAGCAGCCTCAACATGACCTACGGTCGTGACAACTACAACGTGGATGACTTCGCAACTTGGACAATGTCTGAGAACGTAACATTCCAGATCATCAACAACAACTTGGTAATGGTGTTATGAAGATTGATATCTCAACAATTGGTTACCGCTGGAAAGGCATCTACTCCCAGTACTTGGCTTATGCTGAACGTGACGTAGTGTTTAAGAACGGCGGTGCTTATGTCTACCGTAGTGGTACATTTGTGCCATTTGCACTAGGTCAGCAAGATGTGGTAAGTCCTGGCGCTATCTTAACAGGTGGTGATGAGAAGTTCGGCATCTACGGTACTGTGCTTCACAGCAACGGTGCAAACAGCGTTGACTTCCAGTTCATGGGTGAGCGTAATGGTACGTTGGTAACTGCGTTGCAGGAAAGCATTAACTCTGGTGGCAGCCAACAGACTTATTACCACATGGCCACTCTCATGAATAATGGCAGTGTTCGTGCATGGGGACTTAATGATTCTGGTCGTGCAGGTCTTGGTGCTAGCGACCAGAGCTATCTCAAAGCTGGTAAGGTGCCATTTCCAGTAGGTACTCCTCGGATTACTAAGATCAAGTGCGGAGTTGTCGCTACTTACTACATTGATGCTAATGGCCAACTTTGGGCTACTGGCGCAAACAATGAGAATCGTCAAGGCACTGGAGCTACTAACCGTATTCCTGTCTTGGTTAGTGGCAAAGGTGATTTACCTCTGACTGCTAAGGTGGTTAAGGTAGTTGTCGGTCATGATTACTATGGTGGTACAGCTCAGGCCTGTATTACAGATACTGGTCGTGTTTACTGC